GCGCATCTATCTAGAATCCGTCGACGGGTCTCGTGGCGGGTGCGCTAGCCCTACCACAATATACGAGGCTTTAGGCGACGCTAGCCCACTATTCCCCCTCGAAACGGCCGGGGAATGGATGCTCTCAGAATCTCTGCATGTTTTGGATGGAATCACATTGAATTTGTACGGAACCGATGTGGGTGGTGATGTAGACTACATCAAGCTCAGAAGCGACTCTGAAATGACGGTAAGCATTCGCGCTCACGGGGGATCGCTGGATTTGCTCAACACAAAGGTAACCTCATGGGACTCCTCCAAAGGTGACGTAGACACTGATTGGAGCGATGGTCGTTCATTCCTCAGCGCCATATCTGAAGTTGTGCTCGACACCAGCGAAACGTGTGTAGGTTCCGCAAAAAACGACATGGGAGAAGCACGCATGGATATTGAAAACTGCGAAATCGCTTTCCTGGGGTACGAGGAAGCAGAAAGCTGGGGAATTAGCTGGAAATTACGCGGTGTTTGCAACGATAAATCAAACCTGGACATGTACGAGGGAGTCGGTGTGTACGGCAACCTACTCGGAAGCGAAGTCCACGATCTTTACTACGGGCACTATGGGTACAGACAATCATTCGCACTCCTGAGCAGAAACAGCGTTTACAACAACGAGGTGTATGGATTCGACCCACACGACGATTCTGTCAACA